ATCTCTTCCGAAAGTTCAATATCTTCGTCTTCGGCTAACTCTGACGCCACATCTTCATCGCTGTCATCTTCGAGTTCGCGGGGCGTAATATACCCATCTTCCTGAAGTTCCATTGCAACGTCTTCGGACCCGAGTATGTCATCCGGGGATCCCATTTCTCCTTCGGCCTCTTCTTCTTCGAGACGGGTCTTCAATTCATCAAAATCGATTTCTACAATTTCATCCGCTGCAGGAGCATCAAGCTCCTCAGTTTGAAATGCGTAGGGAGTTTCCTCTAAAAAGGATGCATCACCCGGTTCAGTGGGGGGCGCAACATCGCCGCCTCCAAGGCCCATGTCCAAGTCGCCACCGAGGTCGCCCATACCGCCACCGGCAGCTTCCATGGCGCCTTCTTCGGCTAGTCCCTCAAGTTCCTGCTGGTACTTGCGGTCGTAGAACGTCTCTCTCTGGTTGCGGAGGAATTCAGTGTCGCTCATGCCGAGGATGTTTCTGGCAACCCAACGTTTGCTATACACGCCTTCGGGAACTCCGGTGGCTGTGTCGAACTTAGTTTTCATGTACTCAAGCTGCTGCAGTTCCGCCAGTCGTGACGGATTGTTGAGCGTAATCTTAAATGATAATAGATCTTGTCCGCGATAGCCCAAGGTATAGAGATGGACAATGGCCATCTTTTCTAACTCTGCTACTATCGAGCGCTGCAGTCTGGTGATTGTGCGGGCGAAGCGGATGTCCTTCTGGGCTAAAGTTGTTTTATCTTCTGTGCCGCCTTCTAGGTTTGTCAGATATGCTTGCGGAATCTTAATGGCAGCGAACAACTTATCGCGGAGATATTTAACGTCGTCGATGTCATTGAGGCTTGATGCGCCCTGCAAAGATTTAATGTCGGAGCCGATGCCGCCGCGCATTGGAATGAAATAATCCTCCTCAAGAGATAACGGGTTATAGCGGAGGTCGACGCGTCCAGTGGTGGAGTCAACTAGTTGATTTCGTTTCATCTCAGTCTTGACCTTCTCCATGTACTGAGGTACATCCTGCGGAGGAATGTTACCGACGTCGATCTGGAAGATGCGGCGTTCCGGGGCGCGGACGACTCGGTACGCAATCATCGCGTCCTCAAGCAGAACAAGCTGGCGCCAAATACGGCGTGCGGGGTCAAGGACCGAGGTACCATATGGAGAGTATCGGTCGTTACCCAGGATGCGGAAGTGGGCAACCTGCCAGTTCTCGAAGGTCAGTCCGGCGCCGTTCCACTGGTACTGAACGTAGTTTGGGTTCGACTCGTCTTGTCCTTCCAGTCTTTCGACCTCGTTATTGGGCATGCCGATTACAGATGTGATTCCCAGTTTCTCGTCGATGTCGAGGTAGAGGAAGAAGTCACCGTACTTACACATGGAGCGCGCCCAACCGAAACAGTTAAACTCAATGTTGAGAGCATCGTAAAAGAGCGACTCAAGAATGGTCTTAATCTCGTGGTTCATACAATCAATGTTAAGGAGGCGGTCGTACTCATTGGAGGTCGTCATTTCATCTGCATAGATATCAAGTGCTGATGCGATCTCCGGCATGTACTCCATCTGCTCAAAGTCGATGTAGCGTTCTGCACGGTTCTGGCTGCGGAATGCAGCCGACGTCATCATATTGTAATTCTGGGAATAGTTGTTGTCTGAGCGCTTAAATTCCTGTCCGCTCATAGAACGGAATCGGAAGCGATACTTATCGAGATTGTTGCGTCGATCTTGTCGTGCTACCTGCGTGCGGTAGTTAACAATCGGGCCCGATAGGAGACGGGTTAATCTCTTAAATAAGGGTGACGCGGGATTGCGTGGGTTTTTCTCATTATTGTTAGCCATTTTTTAGCCCTTTATTAAACCAGAGTATTGTTCGTTGAACGAGAGTGCCTCACCAACCCTCTGGTTTTCCTTTGTAACTTTGTGCCCAGTCTGTCCTGGGATTGTTGTAGAGATACTAGTGGAGGCACAAGAAATGCCGCCAATGAAACTCTTGCTATATTCTATACTTTTTTGACTTTCGATAATCACAGTGTCTCTCACCCAACATCCAATAGCAAACGACATAACCAAATCATCGTTATAACTTCTCATCGCCTGCGGTCTTCCAGCATGCCAAATAAATGTCTTCATTTCGGATAACAGGCGATTAGAGTTGATAGTAATTAGTTTGTTTCTCATGAACTCTTCCATCTTGGCAACAATCAAAGGTCGAGTCTTAGAAGAAGTTGTAAATCCCGGGATTGCATTAGATTGCCATTGCGCGGTTACGGGATCGATATATTGGTGGTCTCCTTTAGTAGAATAGTATAAGTTAGGATACTCTTTATCTTGGAGTTTTTTAAGTACTGCGAAACCAATATTGTTGTTTTCTATCACAACCATAGGGTTGTTGTATTCGGATGCCACATTATATAAGATGTCAGCGAAGTCGTCTGGAGTTGGCTTTCCGATATATTCAGCCACTTGGCACATATCATCAAGTTGAATAATATGGAAAGCACTATTATCTTTGCCGTCGCCTCGCGCAACATCAGCTACGATTAAATATGATTTTTCTGGATTATGCTTCTCCCAGATCCAATAGTTCCTATCAAATCCTGTGCGATACTCCGGAGCAATTGATTTTTCAAGGTACCATTGTATGTCGTCTGGATGAATGACTGTCTCGCCTGAGACATTGAAGTTGCACTCAAGCTCTTGGGCGATCTGTCGCTTGGACATGTTCTTGGTTTCTTTTTCAAACCATTTCTTGTCGCGGGCGGGGTGTACGTCCCAAAACAGAGTAGTCATATGAAAGTCGTTGGTTCTGTTCTCAGCTTCAACACAGTTTTGGTGGAACCAGTTGCCAACACCATTTGGAGTTGAGAGAGCTATACATCGCCCACCAGTCGATAGTGTGGGGTACAGAGCGGTCCATAATTCATCTAAGCGCTCAACGTGGGCGGCCTCGTCGATGATCAATAGTGATAGCGCTTCAGAACGTCCGGCGTCGCCAGATGTGGATGAGCTTTTAATTTGGGATCCGTTGCCCAACTCGAAAGATGTGCGGTTATCGATAGTGATATCCGAGATCCTCATCCAATCAGGTAGGTTCTTGATTATCGCTTTAACTTTTTTAACTAGGTTAGTGGCTGTCTGGAGCTTTGTTGCTACAACCAGGATATTCTTATCGCGATGAAATAGCATTAGCCATGCTACATAGGCAGCTGTAATCGTGGATATGCCGAGTTGGCGCGCCTTGAGGATAATATTAAAGCGATAATCGTTAAAATCTACAAGAAGATCTTTTTGATAATCAAAAGCTTTAAATGGAATAAGCCCTCGTTGAGGGTGAGAAATACGACAATAGCTTGTAGTAAAATATACCGGGTCTTTGCCGGCCTTTACGATTTCTTTTAATATCTCTTTCTTAGTAAGAGCTGCCATAGTTAGATCTTCACATTAGAAGGCTTCTTGGCTTTGTCTCTCCCCATTGAAAGAAAATCACGAATTGCTGAATCGAGGCGCTCTTCGTCCGTGCCTCCATTAACCTCTACAGTGTCCGTCAATCCGCCGATACGATAGTCGCAATGCGCCTGTACGTCCGTACGGTAGTTGGATATACGTTGAACTAGAATAGAGGAGTCACCCTCCTTCGTCAGCGTAAGAGAGTTGCCCGTGATAGCTTTGTATTCTTTCTTCAGGAACTTGACGATCTCCTGAATGCGGCCTTCGACTTCGCCTTCAAAACCTTTGTCTTGGACTTCTTTGATTCTTGTCTCTGATTGATATGTAACGCGGAGAATCGGACCGTGGAACTGAACCCCAAAGCCATCCATCACGCGGCGATCGTTAATGTAATGACCGTCCTGGCGCTTGAGTCCAGCATCACGGGCTTTGCCGTCAGCTTGGAGGGACTCTTCGTGAGCACCATCCCAGGCGCCGTTCGCAGCTGCCTGATTAATTCCCTGAATGATTTCGTATACTGTTGCCATGTTATTCTTCCTCGTTGGGTCGCCAGCCGCTTGTCCATCTTTCTTCTCGTCCTTCGATATATTGTATATAACATCCGAAGCAAGCTTCAAATTTATTCATATACAAATCATCGCGGCAACGAAAAGAATATTTGCTGCAAACAGGACAAGTCCTATTATGATCTCTAGTAAGTAGTTTTTTGTTTATTAAAAATCCGTCTTGTTCTACTTTGTCTTGGGATTCAGCCAGTTTGGCAAACTTACGTTGCTCCTCTTGCGACTGGCTAATGTATTCCTTTTCTTTGTCTTCATTCCAAAAGCGCTTGGGATTGTTGATTGTAGTGTCCCCGTACTTCTGTGATATTGCCTGCTCAAGTTTGGCGATATATTCTTGTTTGTCGCTCACTGTGTGACGATCTCCGTTGATAGTGCAAAGA